TTTTCTTCGTATTTTTTCTTTGATAATTTTATAAATTTATCAAATTCACTCTGATTTTTACTAATAATTGCATTTGAATCAATGTCTCTCACAAGGGAGACATCAGACTTTACTTTTATATGTTTGTTCATTAGTCGTCAATTTCAAATGATCTGAGTGCTATTGCTCTGAAATTTTTTAATCTAGGTGGTTTTGCCTGATTTGTAGATGTCATCACGACTTTAATCATAAATCCAGTAAACTGTGCAGTATTTTCAGCAGTAAACTTATATTCGCTAAACGCATTTCTAAATGCGTTTGAATTTACAGTCTTGTCTGGTAATCCATTTGTATTAAATGGAATATAATTTTGATTTGTATTATCACCATCACCTCTGAATAGTTTATAGAATACTCTAAACTCACCTTCAGGTTCTCTATGACCATCAAATTGAACAAATATAGAGTTAGAAACAAATTCTAGATTAATTTTTTTTGTTTCGTAAATTGCAGTGTTTGGATCTAAACCTGATATTTTTGGTCGATTATCAGTTTCAAAATCAATCACTTTATCATCTACTAGATTACTAATTGCGATTATGTTTAAATTATCTAAATCAATAAGTGGCGATACATCTTCTTTTGTTGTTGATAGAGTTAATTCAAGATTAAAGGATTTTTCATTATTCATTAACTCATATTCATTTACTTCTGATGCAATTATTCTAGGACTATCAAGATAATTTAATTGGTTAAGAGCTACTGTTTCGTAACCTTTATCTACAAAAGATGCTTCATTACCACTTAAACTTGTTCCAGATGTTGTTTTGATTCTTCCAGATATATTAGTTCCAGTAGGTGTTATTGATGTAATCCTTGGATCAATAATTTCAAAAGGAACATTTTGTGATATATGAAGTTCACTTCCTCCTCCAGTTTTAGTAAAATCAAAAGTTTCTCCACTAGTCACTAGTTTTAGGTAATAACTATCAAATGTTTTTTCTCTTGGATCAATATTGTGATCTGTATTAATTCTTCTTAATGAGAGACCATTAAATTCATATTTTCTAACTAAAGAAGTTGAAGAATGATTTGACTTAAAACTGGAGTCAATTGCTCTATCAGAAGGGGATATAGTAATATCATTACCACTTATAGAATTATATGAAATAACTTCTCTGTCTACCAACAAATATCCAGTGTGTCCTGCACCAACAGCAGTCCCTTCAAAGGTAGTAAAATCAGTTCCGTCTGTAAGGTTAATAATTGTGCTATCGTCATCTATATTTGAAGTTAAAGGGGTTGGCTTAACATCAGGATGGAAATTAGAAACTCTTACCTTATTTGTACTTGAGTGCATTCCGTGATTTCTATGATCAATTTTAATAGTACATCCATCTCTTATTGGGTCTGAAGTAATTCCAACTATGTTACCTGAAGTGATTGTTGATTCAGTTCCATCTGTAGTAGTATGAGTTATATTTAACCCTCCAATAAAATTATCTTTAACATTATCAACCACTAAAAAGTTAGTTTGAGTTATGTCATTAACAACCACTCTTACTCCTGAACCGTTGAATCCAACAGAATTCATGAGTAATAAATCTCCTACTTGATATCCAACACCACCATTGGTGAAAGTAATTGCAGCACCAGCAATAGCATTGTTCTGAACTGTCAATTCTGCAACAGCACCTGAACCATTTCCACTCAAAGATGTAAATTCAATATTAGCAAATGATCCATTTGTTAATCCAATTCCAGTATTTGCAACTATATCGACTTTTGAATTTCCAGATGATATTTTTCCTCCAGAAGCAAATATCCTACCAGTATTTGTTCCTTGAGTAAGTTCAGATCCAGATTCAAAAATAGTTGAGGTGTCCGCTATTTGAATATTAATCCTTTTGGAGTATCCAATGACAGGATTTGTTTTTTTAATTTTTTGTAATTGTAATTGACTATTGGGAAGAAGAACACTAGATGGTGTATTAGTTACAAATTTTGCTTTATTAAGTTTAAATTTTAAATCTTCAAACTGACTAGGTGTCCAAGTTGAACTATTCTGTGATTTAAACAATGATCCAAGATATGGTTGTCTATTACTTACAGATTGTAATATTAAATCCTCTTCACCCATTCTAGTAATATAAGTAAGATATTTTTCAGTCGGTGCAACTAAGACTAATGCATATTCATATCCACTTTGTAGATAAACTGGTGTATCAAATCTAAAGTTAGTTGCCACAGTTGGGTCATCAGAAGCATTGATATCTCCAGGACTAATTTGTACCTCACCGAATGGTAAAATTGTGGTTGTTGGTGAACCATCCCTCATTGTCCTTATTTGAACAGTTACAGGAACCTCATTATCTTTGGTTTTAAAGAATAACTCACCACCTGTTATAAAGATACCATCTTGATATTGATCCCTCTCCACCAAAAATGATTGAGCTAAAGGATCATACCAACCAGTATCACTAATATTTGTTGCAGTATCCTCTTCTTGCCTAGTTCGTGTAAATAACCTAGAAAGTGGTTGATCAGATCCAATTTGCTTTCTTTCGATATTTGGTGTTCTAATGGAAAGTGATTGTTCTTGTGTATTCGTTTGATAACCACTTGCAAGATAATCTGTTTCTGCAGAACTTTCACCAGGATCTAATACACTTGCGTTGGTTGAACTTGTAGTGATTCTAATTGTATTAGTTCCAGTGCTGAATAAAGGACTACCTTCTACAGTTGGATCTGGTATGTGTAGTGAAAAAATTAAACTTCCATCAGCATCACTTACTAAACTTAAATCGTTAATAACTGCTTCAGCATCTCCATCTTTATTAACTAAAGTCATTCCTTTCTTAACATATCCAATATGATCTGCTTCAGTAAAGAATGCTAATCCACCAGTATCGACATTTAAAATTGTACTTGTACTTGAATAAGTAGTGGGTAAGGATGTTGAATCGTATGGATTTGTTGTATATTTTTCTGTAGGTTCATTAAATGGGCCTATTTTATGATCTGAACTAGTGAGTCTAAAATGAATACTTGCTTTACCAGCAGTTCCTGGTGGATGTTCTACACTGTAAATTAAATCACCAGTTGAAAATGATCCTCTTGACATAGTAACTGGGAGAAGTTTAGGAACTGCATATGCTGACATGTCCTGATTTTCCATGAATACATAATATCTTGTATTCGGTTTTAATCTTTTTCCGACAATTTCAATATTTCTAGATCTAACATTGTATAATACATCTACACCAAGAACTTTATTACCCAAATCAATAACTTGATCGTTTGGTGTTAATTCAAGACCAAATGTTCTTTCTATACCAGTTTCTTCAAATGTTTGAGTAATTGTGTTTAATAACTCTTGAGTGGTAGTTGTAATCTGTCTTATACCCTGTCCAGAAAGATTTTCTACAGTTGTATTTGATGATATAACTTCAGTATCAGTAATTTCTTCACCAAGGAATGTTGCACTATCTCTACCATTCCAAGTTTGTTCATGTGAATTCCAGAAACTAGATGCCATTCCACCATTTTCACGATCTTCAACATCTAATAGTGCTCCAAATGCAGCAAATCCAGTATCAATATTAAAAACATCTGGAGCTCCAAGAGGAACCTCTTCAATCCAAAAATCGGATTCGGGGTTTAATTGTATTGTTCCTGCAAATAATGCTATATGGAAAGGATTTAAATTTTCTGTTCTTGTTGCAAATGGTTGTGTTACAAATTCTACGTCTGTATGTTTAAGAATTAAAGCAGGCCCATTTCTTGTAATATTTCCATCTACAAAATCTTCAGACCATCTATAGTCAGTGGTAATTGGATTTGATTGTGTGCTAACAGTTTCATGTATTAAAGCAACATTTCTTTCTGTTGATCTTGGTCTACACTCACCTCTTACAAGATCAATATCAAATTTTGATTCTCCTTTTAAATTATGAGTTAAATGATCTTTAAAATTATCTACAAAAAAGCCAGATTTAAATTTATCTAATCCAGTATTTGGATCTTTAATTGATAAATTTTTAGTATCAGTTTCTAGTAATGATAATGTTGTATAATTTTCTAAATTTTTAATTCTAGTTTCGAGACTTCCAATATCTTTCATTGTATATCTCTTATGTTTAACTTTCTTTACAGTGACTTCTTTATTTGCATTGCGAACATAAGGAGGGTATGAAATTGAAGCAACTTCAAATGCTTCCTCATTTGGTAACGGCAATTTGGGAAGCCTAGAGGGAATTCCTTCTTTTACATTAAATACTCCATCTTTTGTTAGGTATAATCTATCAACTCTACCTAGATAATATGAATAATCTACAACAACACTTTTATTTGAAATCACTATTTCAGATTGAGTTGAAGTAAAGGATCTAGATCCGAAAGAAAATGGTGATTTATTATTTGCAGTAAATGGTGTCACTCTAGGTCTAAAATCAATAAAATCAGAGGCAAATCTATCAAGAACAAATGGTATATCTTTGCTGTAACTTAATGTGTTATAACTATTAACTGTTTCAATAGTTCCTGAATTTTCATTATTAAGTAAATAGTCAAAAATAATTCTTAATTTACGAGTTGGTTTTTCTGCATCTGACTTTCTTACAATTCTAGAATAATCTGCAAATTCCAATCTTTGACCATCATCTAGAGTATAATTTTTAAGTAAATTTCGATCACCAGGTAAAACACTAGTTAATGTTGCAACTATTCCCGATGTTTTAAGTGATATACTTTCATTTAATTCAAAGGTATTTTGATTTTCATAAACAAATGAAATTGAAGTTCCCGATACTACAGAGACAACACGAGCCACAGCACCTGAATTAGCACCAATGAATTGTTCACCAACTACTACATTTCCAGTGAAGGTGGCTGTTACATCTGTTGCAACAATGGTTGGTAAATCAGGATTATTTGTATCATTTGATTCAAAAATTGCTAAAACACGAGTTACTTCTGGGACATTTAAAGAAATTTCTTCGTCCTGAACTCTGGTTCCATAATATTGTCCATATTCGAGGCCATCATTAAAAGAAGTTGTTCCAATACCAGATCCTACTAATTGAGATTTATTTACGATTAAATCACTACACCTTACAATTGATTTTTCTTTAGATATCAATTTACTTCTTCTAACAGCAACGGTTAAAACTGCGTCACCACTTTCTTTTGATAATCCCTTGATTTCTACTGACTTACCATTTGCTGCAACTTGCACCATCGGACTTAAAAGTTTTTCAGTAAATCCAAGATCTGATGCGGTCTCAATTTCTAATGTGTAATTTGAATTTGTAAAAGGTTCAAAAAATAAATCATCAGTGTTTAATGCACTAATATCGGATATATTAAATGTTACTTGAAAATTTGTAAAATTAGTTACAGTTATCTGCTTTCTTACGATGTATGAACTATCCAGTACATTCATTGATGAGATATGATCATCTGCCAATTTAACTCTAAAACCAGGATCATCTGCTTCATGTAATGTTGGAACACGAACTATGATATCAGTTGGTGTTGTAGATTTAACTAATCCATCACATGTGCCAAAGACATTTGCAACATTTTCAATAAGAAAACTAGTTCCAGCAATACCAATTTCTTTTACTCTGTTAAAAGTAGGAATATTGTTGGCATGATTACCTCCAGTGTAACTAACAATATCTCCAACTTTGACTAATGATCTAAAATCGCTAACTGAAGATCCTCTTACAGTTGAAAATCCAGAAGTGCCACCAGAAAGTGGTAAAATTTCAAATTCTGCACCTGTCTGAAATACTTGTTTTTTAGAGTCTAAAACTGTATTTGCAGCAAAACTAGTTGTACCTCCAGAAACTCCCTCTTGACTATGAATTGCTTTTATATCTTCAAAACTGTTATCTACAATCTCTGTAATATTATTACCTATTTCAAGACCGTTAACTATTAAAGGTTCATTTATCTGAAACTCTCCAACAACATCACGAAGTGTGGTTGTAGTAGTAGTACCAGCAACTGCAAATCCAGTTGCTCCACTAAATTTTCCTTTTACATGAGAATCTGATAGAATGACACTTTGTGCTTTAGCTAAAGTAATTTTTGTATATAATTGAAGATCATAAAATTTTAAATCAAACGTTGTAACTGCAATTCCTGCTGAAGTTTTTTGGGAATAATCATATGCTCTTACATCACCTATGATTTGTGCACCACTATCAGCATGATTGTCAGCATTTAATCTTCTATTTAATAACCTTACTGATGATGCCCCAAATCCAAAAGGTGGAGATCCAACAACATTAGTTATCTCCATTGATTTTCCAATTCTCACTGGAACGCTTATATTCTCCTCTGATTTAGTCGTTCTTGGTTTAAATACATCAATAGACGTTGATCCAATTTTATCGATCTCATAACCCCTTACATACGCCTTTCCTGAAGAAACTTGTAAACTGATAATATCATCTGATGGTGTATTTCCATTTTGAGTCTGTTGAGTGTCAAAATATACTCCCCTGTTTCCAACTCTGTCATTTAGTGACTCTTTTACATCTATCGAAAATGGCTTAACATAATAATCTCCAGATTCATCATAAGTCCTTCTTGCTAATTCTTTTGCAAAAATATTATATTCAGTTGTAGATACCATCTCTTTGATGTTACCATTTTCAACTCTTAATAGTTCAACAAAATTCAAATCCTCAAGATCAGTCAAAGATTTTTTATGAAGAGTCACAGAAATTTTTAATCTATCTGCACCTGGTGCAGCTTCATTAGAAAATCCTAAAGCATTATCATATAAATCTGAATTTGTAGAAGATGCGACGGTTTTTTCTTCTTTTATTAAAAAACCAACTCTATAACTAGGTAAATTACTATATTGATCTAAAATTATTGTGGATGCTACTGTTTTTACAAAAAATCCACGAATAAAATATACACCTTCATTGACAGAAAAAGAAGTTCCAGTTGAAGTTGCATTTGTAATAGAACATCTTGCAAACTGGCTATTCGCTGATATACTTGTATTTAAAAATGAAATATCAGATAAAGTTATTAAATTTTCACCGTCTTGAAATGTTTTTGTAGTCCCATCAGACCCTGATTTTGAATATTTTACATATAATGTGTCAGATTCATCTACTGACTCGGATGCAGTTAATCTATTAACCACTGTTGCTTCAACACCAGATGTTTCTCCTTTTATTTTTATTTTATTATCTGCTAAAACCTTGGTATAACTATTAACTGGAATATTTAAAAAATTTGGATCTATTTTTACCGCAAAATAACTAGAATCATAAAAAGTTCCACCTGGTATGACCATTGAACCTTCTTTGAAAAAATGTCTTCCAAATTTTTCAATTTGATTTTGTAATATTGACTGTAATGTTGTTAACTCTCTTGCTTGAACTGGAAAACCAGGTTTAAACAATACTTTTTGATAACTTCTATTTTCATTAAAATCATCAAAATATGGAGAAACGTTTAAATTAGTATTTTGTGGCATCTGATTAGAACTCGATTACGATTTTTACTTCTTCTTTTTGTGAAGCTGTCCTTGTTACTACTGCTCTGTTATCAATATATATTATTTCTCCAGAGAATTTTTTAATTTCTGGAGAAGCAACCCCATTAATAAATGTCTGACTTAGGGATTCCTCTCTTTGTCCTATTACAACAGATTCACCATTAAATGATGTATCGACAACCAAATCATCAACAGTGCCTCCAACTTCAATGTGAGTTGCCCCTGTAATAGCTGTGGATACTCCTACAAAATTTTTGAGTTCCTTACCATACAGAGATTGGGTGGAAAAACCAACTGGTTGATAATATTTTAAAACTCCAGTAGTTGAATCCCAAGAAGCAACATACCCAACTGCAGTTCCAATTCCTGCAGCAGCATCATCCGAAAATTGAGTTATTCTTGCATTTGGTTTGTAGACCACATTTGATAACAAAGTGCTAGAGTTATCTGGAACCCTTAACTTTAGTGCACCTAAAGATGTTGCAGTCCTCTTATTTAGAACAGAAGTTCCAGCAGTATCAAGTGGATCTTTTATTATTCCGACACGAGAAAAAGTGTTTCCAATAATATAATCTCCTTTATCGTTAACATTATTATCAAATTTAGAGTAGATCATCACTCTATATCCACCTAATTCACGATATACATCAGCACCATGACCACCTTTTGGTGGTATTATGACTTCAAAAACTGGTTGATTCTCGTTTTCTCCTACAGAAGTTACTTTATTTGTTCCAGATTCAAAACCAGCATAAAGATCAACCACTGCATAAGTATAATCTTTAGAATTGGTATCAGATAACTTTATAGAATCAACAACTCCTCCAGCAACTTTTAGTGTGGCTTTTCCTCCACTTCCATCACCGATGATTGGAATTCCTTCAATATCACCATTACCACTGTTAATCGTAGCAGTTCCTGCATTTTTTATAACAATGGTTTCAAGTTTGCCATTGACTGACGCATCCTTTACAGCTTTAGTGCTAATATCACCCCAGTTTTCAGGAAGAGGTATATAATCATCTGTTACAAATTTTACAATATCTGAAGGTGCTATAGTGTAAAGATATTTCCATTGATAATTATCGGAGTCTGCACTCTCATCTTTAGGTGGAACTGTAGTTGAAGTATGGGTTGGTTCAACTTTAGATGTTCTTCCTTCACCGTCATTTTCTGGACTTGAGCCATTGTTTATGCACAAATATACTTTAAATTCGGAGGTTACAACATAGTAACTTGAACCATATAAACCAGAAGTTGCACTTTGAGAAGTTCTATTGTATGCACTGTAATTATTTCTGTACATTTCATAAACTGTTCCACTTTGCCAGTTAATACGAGGTATCACTCTCCTAACATCACTAGAAGTTACTTTTTTTAAAAATAACATACTATCATGATACCTGTTTTCTTCGTCAAAACTGTCTATTGGGTCTGGAGTTTTTGTAGGCCAAGTAGCATCACCATATCCAATCCCATCAGAAATATTATCTGGTTCTGGGTGAGCTAAAAAAGTATAATAATTATTTTTTCCTGTCGTACCAATACCTACAAAACTTTTTACAAAAGTTTCGGCATTTAATATACGGTATTGATCAGTGATTATTGCGGGCATTGACCTTATGTTTTTTGATTATTTATACCTGTTATGTATAATTTATTTTGAGTTATGTGTAACCTTCACTTTTTAGGCCTTCAGTTCTGATTACTTGGGCAGATGTTTCTATTCCAGTAATGCCATTTTGATTGAAAAATTCAAATGATTTTGAATTAGATCCTCTAGAGACATTTACAGCACCCCAACTGTATTTTCCTACTCTAGATAAACCAAAGGTTGCAAAACCAACTGTGTTTATACCAGTTATTGATTGCACGTTTGCAAATACTCTCACAATTGAGGAACCTACACTAACTATATCTTCGGCAAAATACACGTTATCTACAAATTCAGTTCCTACACCAACAATTTCATGCCCTGAATTTGTAGTTCTGATTCCAGTAACTCCGCTTGTGCTACTTCCTATAGAAGTATTTTGAATAACAAAATAGTCTCCAGTAACAATACCAGTTTTTGCTCTTTCTTTAGAACCTACAGAATTAAAATCAGCAGGTAAAATTGTAGAATCTGGTTTTAGTTCAAAGAATAAAGCAGGCCCAGTGGTATTAATACCAACAGCACTTGTTCCTATTCCAACTATATCACCATAATCTCCAACGTAAGTAACTTTTTTAATTGTTTCAACTTTTGGTGTTGCTGATTCAATACCAACTATGGATATATTATTTAAATTAGAACCCAAACCATCAATATTTGAAAATAACCAAGAATCTTTAATATAAATTTTAGTATCAGAAGATGTTATAGATTTAATAATTCCAGAGGAAGCGGTTATATTTGGTTCCAAATAATTTCTTTCTTTCGATATTATCAATCCATCTATTGTTATATCATCTGTTTGTTTTCTCCACATCGTTGGTCTTTCAAAAGATGCGTCTGTTGATATACCAACTCCTGAATATGTCTGTGTTTCTAAAGTATCTGCAGCGATTAATTCATAGACAACTCTATTTTCTTGCTCTGAAATACCACCGTATCCTTGAAGTCTCAATTGATCGCCAGGTTTTATAGTTTCATCAACGTCAAATTCAGCAAAATCTGCCTCAGATCCTGCATAAAAATATATCTTAAAGGAACTTCCTTTTTTTGGAGCTTCATTAAATGTAATTCTTGTTCCACCATTAAATATGTAATCTTTACCAGGAATTTGTAAAATATCATTTATGAATATTAAAAGATTATTTTGTAATATTATTCCAGATCCTTCTCTTGCAACAATACTGTAATATTCTTTAATTAATTCGGTTCTTGTAATTAAAAATGTTTTTCTAAATCCATTAAATTGAATACTAAAATCATCTAATTCTAATAATTGACCAAAACACCATCCTGCAAATTTATCTTGGTATTTATTTCTAACTGTAATATTAAACGCACTTGTTCCTATACCAACTTGAAATGGAATCGTAGATAATTCTAAATTGTCACCAATTTCATATCCTATACCACGATCTGACATATCAAATGATATTATACTGCCACCAGTTCCTACTACAACATCAATTTTAGCACCAGATCCACTTCCACCAGTTAATGGTATATCTTTGTAAGGTTTAGGTGCCTCGGCAGTTACGAAGTTCAATCCAGTCGATATTCCTGTATTAGTATATCCACTTCCTACACTATTAATTGTAATCGAAGTAACAACACCAGAACTAACAAAAGCAGTAAATGCTGCACCAACTCCAGTGGTTGAACTGACTGATACTAAAGGATTGGATAGATAACCAGCTCCTCCAGTTACTATGCCTACAGACTGTATAGTTCCTGAATTCGAAACCACAGCACTAAATATTGCTTTTTTTGGAAATTGATATCCACTACCTATCCCAACATCAAATTCATTAATAATACCACCTCTTGGTAAATCTTTATTACCACTTATTCCTGTAAAATCAATTGTTGCTCCTGTACCAACTATACTATAGTCTCTTTCATCTTCATTTCCAATAATTCCAAGATATGGTTTTTGAAAAATATTATTAATCAAAACTGCACCAAAACTACTGTTTATTCCTGCTAATTTGACTCCGTTTGAAGTTAAATCAAACTTATCAGTTGAACCATCAAATCTATCAGAAATATCATCTATAATTTTATTTGTACTGTAATCTAATCTGTAATATGCTCTACCAGTAAATGATGAAGATGTAGATATACCGCCAGTTGGGCCGTAAGGTGCTTCTGAAAAATAAAGTCTTCCCTCTTTAATTCTGTAATCTCCTTTTAACACAGTTACTGCAGCACCAACTGTATGAGCAGCTGCTACCGTTCCCATTTGCCCTCTCTCAACATTTAATGAATTTGTAGATCCAACTCCAACTAAATTAACTTTAAATATTTCATCTTCAATTCTAAGTAGTGATTTTCCTTGAATGTCGGAAATATTATTTAAGAATATAGCAGTACTCCCTACCCCAACAGCAGTTGCTAATCCAACTGAAATCGCAGTTGTTATTCCTAGTGGACTTTGAATTACATTATCAATACTAATTAAAGATCTGATTGTTGCATTTTCGGATGGGACTGATAAAGTATGATTTGTTCCTATTCCTGTAACGTTATTAAATGATACTGCAATTCCAGCAGAAGCAAAAGTAGCAGAAATTGCAACTTTAATATTGTCTATATCCTCTCTAATTACAAAAAGAGTTGAAGGTAATAATGTTGTTGCAGCCACACCAGCATTAACATCCGATGTATTTGCAATACCAATAGAATCTTGACCAACTTGTGGTTTGTAAACTAATTGTTCTCCAGTGTTAAACTCATGTTTTGTTATGTTAATTAGATGAGTTGATGTACTTACATCAGTTGATGGATTTATATTTTTATGGAATAAAGAATCACCACTGGTAAATAAATCAAAACTTGTGGTTCCAATCACACCCCCTCCAGTAGAAGTAACAATTCCTGTAAATTGTGGACTGATATCATCTATCATTAGAACCTTATTTGTTATAGATTCATTGTAATCAGTTAATGTTTTGGAATCAAATGTAATTAATTTTGATAAAGTAGCATCATCTGTATTTTCACTTACAAAATCATAATAAAACTTTTCATGAACTGAAGCTTGTTCATTAATGTCAACATCAAATGCTATTAAACCATCTGATTTTAACTGATGAGTTACAGTTGAGTGTATACCTAAATTACAGAAATTTTTAAATCCAGCAATATGACCTAAACTATCTACTGAATTTTTCCAAGTTAAGAATGGAACACTTCCTTTAATTGAATATGAGAATCTTTGATAATAATCATTATCATGTAATTTTTGAATGCTAGAATTTAACTTTCCTGTATCTTTTTTCCAACTATTTTCAATTTCAGAAACACTATCAACATTCAAGTCAAAATCAAAATTAAAAATATTTTCCACTGTTGATTTAGTATTACTTTGACTTCCCAAAACAACATCATTTTCTGTAAATTTACCATTAACATTAAAAACTTTCAAAGTCTCTGATTCTGGATCCCATCCATTTTCTGCAACAGTTCCAAAAGTATCTTTTCCTAAAACTGTGAGTTTCTCTTTATCAGAAAAAGAAACTTTGTCAAATTCTGCATCAAATGATGCTAAATTATCTTTTTTAATAACTCTTCCAAAATTATTATCTTCTTGATAAATTCCTCCAGTTGTTCCAATTCCAGCTATGGAGTATGATACTGATTCTGTACCACCTGTTGTGTTTACACCAGTAACATTGAAATAATTATAGTTATAATCACTTGAATTAAATCCATCTCCTGTAGGTAAACCATTAACATCATTAAGTATTTTTACATTTTCAACATATATTTGATCACCCAGTTTGAAAGGAAAATCATTATTTTGATTATAAAATCCACTATCACCAGATCCTGTTTCTGGAAGTGGAGCTCTTAAATCTAGAGTAACGACACCCAACTCGCTGGTAGATGCTCCTTTTACAACAACGCCATTAGAATTATTAATCGGAACAATTCTAATATCCTGACTTAATCCAGTATCATTTGATATAATATCAACACTTTTAACAGCTGATCCAGTTACCACAGATCTTGTTACGACATTAGGGTGGCCAATAACTATTACATTTGGTGCTGTTGTATAATTAATTCCACCATTAACAACTCCTATTGATTTTAAAGTAAATACATTCTTTAATTCTAAGATTGTATTGCTTTCTGCTTTAGGTTGTAAAGTTTTATTTGGACTAAACTCAATTCCTTGAATAATTGCTTGAGTGCTATCAATTTGTCCAATTTCATCTGTTTGAATTGATAAAATAGCATTTTGACCAGTAGTTGTTCCAATTGAAGTTAAAATTGGAAGTGAAGATACTCTAAAACCTTTGCTTAAAATATCTACAGAATGTATTCCACCTTCTTCCGTTACTGAACCAGTTGAATAAAAAGCACTTGAAAATCCTGTTGAGGTATATGAATTTGTTTCAGCAATACCTGTTGGATTAAATTTAAATGTATTTGTGGTAATTCCAGTGACTTGATGCTCTGTATTAAACTTAGAATCAACAAGTTCAATTTGAGAATGATTAGGAACATTTTCATTAACAAAATGAGTCAATGTTTTTGTAAAATTATTATTTTTTCCTTGTATCCTATAAGCAAATTTGTTTGCTAGTAAACTACTTACAGACACTGTTATTTTAGTTTGAGAGTCACCATCTCCATTAACACCATTTTTAGAAATTAGATTACTATTATATTTTGATATAAAATTAGAATCATTATAAAAATCTATGTCATAGTCAGTTAAACTAGGATCTGAAGTTAAAAATTCTACTGTATTATCTCTACATAAATTTAATTTTGGATTTATTTTAGAGATTTTATGAGTTACACCACCAGTTGTCCCTATTCCAATATAATTATATGGAAATATTGATATATCATAAGAATTTTCAGCCAATCTTATTGTATGTAATGAATCTTTGATGACATAATAAACTCCATTATCAACTAGAGGTGTAGCTGGAGTCGAAGAATTATAGACAATTATATCTCCTGTTTCAAAATCATGATCATTGATTGTTATTGTTGATAATGTATTTCCTACTCCAATATCAGTTGATCCAAATGAAACAGGATTTACAACTAGTTTTCTAATAATTTCATTAAACCTGAAGTCAAAAGTTTGAGTTTTATTTGATTTTATATTTAAATCAAATTTATCACCAACAGACAATCCATGTTGTTGCCCTGTGGTTGTAGCTGTAGAAACAGTAACTGTCCCATCTACTCTTCTTAAGTTTCCAGTAATATTATTAATTATAGACTCAATTTTAAAGTCATCTACACCAATATTTGAATCAGTTATAATTTCTTTAAAAAATACGTTATTTGTGCTAAATCCCTCTTTCTCTGTTGAAAGGCCAATGAAATCATCATTAATTTTTACACAAAATAGTTTATCAAATAAATCTAAATCAAATTCATTGGATAAATCTTCATTTTTGGATACCATAATTGTGGATCCTAGAGAAACAAGAGATAATTCATCACCACTATTCAATTTATGATTTGGTAAGAATATCGCCTTCGCAGGAATTGATTTATTAATGGATGTAATTCCTACATTTCCAATAACGACATTTGATACAGAAGTTCCAATTCCCACTGATTTTGAAGCTTCAAAATATAAAATTTTCGGAAATTCTATATTCTTGTTTTCTAATTTATCATCAATTGTATACGTAAATTCTGTCTCTAATCTAGTTACTATTGCTCCTGAAAGATGATTTTCTGAAGTAGTTGAATTGTGTCCTCTAACCACTCTATATCGATTATTAACATCATCAAAACCAATAATTAAAAGTTGTTCGGTTCCAATTTTGATAACATCATTAACTTTAAATTTTCTTTTAATAGTTGAATCAGATAAAGTTAAAAATGTTGTAATGCCCGTTACACCATCTGTTCCAATTCCAGTGGACATAGATGAAGTAACAGTTGATACTCCAATAACTCTAACTCCTTCTATGTTTTTGTATTTGGTTGATGATATACCACTGATTTCTACTACATCACCATCAAATAGTTCATGAATGGTTGATAATCCAACAACTTCATTATCGGAAATCGAAAATTTAATATTATCAACTGTTTTGTTCGTGGTTTCAACTGAAACTATTGGTTTTCCTATTACTTCCCTTACTCTTGATGAAATAGTTGAATCTGTAAAATTAATTTTATCATTTACTTTATAATTTTCTCCAGCTTCACTGATTAATACTTTTGTTATGTTTGAAGATTTGATTCCATCAACATTAAGTAAAGCTTCAGAATCTAAAGAATTTTGTAATGGTGGATATACTCTATAAGATTCATTTAAACCTAAATGATTTACATTTCTTTTATAATTACCACTATTTAAAATTAAATCTGATTGATTATTTGCATTATCATAGTTAAACTCATCAGTTTCATTGCGGTGCGAAAAAGTGATGTATGGAAATGTTGGTTCTAGATTATTTTCGTCTACTGTAGCAAAATATGCATATGTTCCATCTGGATAGTCTGGAGTTATGACAAACTGCCCATTATATTCATCTAAATCTCCACTTTCATTGTAAATATAATCATTAGTAAAATAACCATCTGGATATGATAATTGTGATGGTCGATAATTATTATCATTAATTAAAGAAATTTCATAACTAGATTTAACAAAAGTCAATCCAGTTCCAACTTGAGATATTGGCCCATAAATTGGATTACCATCAAAAGCCCATCCAATTATTTTTGAGTGTGTGCTTACATCATCGATATCACCAATATTTTCTCTTAACTTTGAGGATGGATAAAAAGAACAAATTTTATTTCCTTTATTTTTTGATGGTGAATTTATCTGCAATAATTGATTATTTGACTCTAAAGTTGATTTGTATCTTTCTACAGAATTAATTTTCCAATCATATATTTTTGTAGAGAAAGAAGCACTCTTTCCTCTTGGAATAATTTGTATTGATGTTTGACCAATAACATATTGAGATCCAGAATTTATTACCTTAACGTTAGTTATTTTCCCTCCAGAAACCTCAGCTTTCAACTTGGCAATAGATTTTATTCCTGTTCCTATTCCAATAACTTCCAAATCTGGTGGTGAAGTGTACTCCTCTCCAGGATTAGATATTATAACACTTGTAATTTTTCCACCAGAAATAACAGGAGTTAGTAATCCATCTTTACCTGTTAAAAGTGACACACTTGGTTGTCGATCAAAATTTATAATGTTAGTTACACCATAACCAACTCCTCCAGTTTGTAAGAATACATTTTCTAATTTTCCTGTTACTTTTATCTCAGCCGTTCCTTTGTAATAATCTGGTATCGTTGATGTCAAACCAATTGCAACATCATTACTGATGTTAACTTTAATGTCTGGATATTTGAATGTGTGTATCCCTACTCCAATACTATTCAAACTTTCATATATTTTCCTATCATAATTTGTGCTTGTAATCGTAGATATTGTTCCAGCATTACTCAATTTAAACTTATCATTGTCAACAACTGTAACTTTATAAAGTTTAGATGTTGATAATCCAGAAATTACTGTTCCATCACAATTATATTCAACGTTATCACCATTTTTAAAACTATGATTTTTTGCATAAATGTAGTTATTAAAGGTGTTTATACCAACAAATGTTTTAAATAAATCATTTCTATTAGTAGTTGGATATTGTTGAGATAAAATTTCAACTTTTCTATTTGAGTATGAGGAACCAGAGTCTTTAACTAATATCTCATCAATTACTTTTCTGTTTTTCTTTGATTTAAACGAATGAACCCCATTTCCGTTTAATATAAAAAATATAGTATTAATTCCTGCAATAGCATCTTCTTTTTTAATAGAAAGAGAGAATGATGAATCAGACTTTTTAGAAATAAAATATGATGTTCCTGAACTTAATTTATCGGTAGTAAATCCTACATTATTAACATTTCCATCAGTGGTAATTCCTATTGGATTTCCTGTGGTGGTGTATATAACTTCTTCTCCATTTAAAAATCTATGATCACCATTAAAGGTATCTGTAGTTAAATTAACATCAAAATCAGTATAAAATTTTTCATATACAAAAAATTTCATCTTTGCCTCACACACCGTACCAGAACCATTACCCCCAGATATTGTTACTGATGGTGTTTTTTGATAGTCAAAACCTTGATTAGTTAAAATAATATCAGATATTTTACCAGAGAAATTTCCGTTAGCAATACAACCACTTCCTTTATCATCTGTTATTGATAGTGTGGGTGGATTTACAACATCATAACCTTCTCCATTATTTAAAATTTCTATCTTGTCTAACTGTCCATAATATATGGAATCCTCCGAAATTGGAGATCTATACTCTACTCCATTTAAAGAGACACCAATAGATTCATTAATAATTTCTTTTTTAGTTGATATTTTTGGATTTTTATATATTCTCTTAAAATTATTTTGATTTTGTAATTTGCCTCCTTTATGTAAATTTGCTGGAGTAATTGTATGAATTATATTTTCAAATATTGCTGTATTAATACCTGAAACATATCTTGGTTCTTCTAGTAACCCTTGATACAAATTAGGTTTACTTAAAGCTAACCTAATGTTGTTATCGTCAATAACATTAACATAGTAAAAACCAGTTGTGATTCCAATTATTCCAGATCCAAGTGATGCTGTTAAATCTTTACCCAATTCAAGATAAACATGTTCTCCATTTATAAATTTGTGATTATTTACTGTAATTCCAGCTCCAACAGTGCTAACACCAACTGATGAAAATGTTTTTGATCTATCATCAATTGTTGTTTCAAAAGAGGGATAACCAGAAAAAGAGACATAAGTATTTTTATCAGTATCACTGAAAGTATTTTGTATATTGCCCATTAAAGAGGTAATACCAAAATTGCTACTGATATAACTAATTTTTTTTCTTATTTCATAATCACCAATGATATTAGGTGCATTAGCAGTTTCAACACTAAAATCTGTTGGTGAATTTGCATCTTTAACTGAAACATTTGTAGATAATATTTGTCCTGTTGATTTAAGAATTATATCAATTAAATCTCCTTTTTTTAGAAAATGATCTACTTTAGTAGTAAATGCTTCACCTCCATCATGATTAAGTACATCAACATAAGATAAATTATTATAAAACCAGTTTTTAAATTTAGGGTCATCATTCTCTACTTTTTCACCTAAATGTTTAACCCTTATCTTATCATTAACGTCAAAATACTTTGTGGTATCAATATTATCCGAAATTCCAGAGATTGATCCAGTTACTCGCATTGTGCAAATTTTTGTTAAATCATTATCTTCATATCCATAAATGAAATTACTGTCAATAATTGGATCAGACTCTATTAAAATTCTAGAGATACCAGTGCATCCAAAAAATTGGTTATTTGATTTGGATGTGTAAGTTGCTAATGTATATCTATCATCTTCATTTAAGTAATAAAAATTACCAGAGTCACTAAATCCAACTGTAGAATCAACAGTCGTGACTTCTGTGGTTGATGAGGTTGCAACTACTTTTGTTTTTGTAGAAACTTTAAATTTATTAATTATCGTTCCCTTTGAAAAAGAAATTTTAAAGTATTTTTTACTTTTTAGATATATCTCCTGAACACTAGCAACAGCTCCACTTGCAGTTGGATTTGTAAATGAATCTTGATATATTTTGAGTCCAACTAAATTTTTAGGATCTCCACTTATAGACTCTACAATTACATCATCAGTAACGTCCCATTCTGCATCTGAAGGTAAAATTGTTTGATCAAAAGGTTTTATGATATCAACCTGTTCTCCATACAAAACCTGAAATAAAATTTGTAAAGATGTATCTGTTCCCTTTGAACTATAAAAATCTCTTGCTCTTGATAAAATATTTTCTACATTTAAACCGTATGAAAAACTTTTTCCTTCTAAACCAGGTAAAAAATGTTTTTTAAATTTTTTGTAAAACTGTGTTACAAAAAGAAAACTTAAATTAATAACTGATGAATTAAGAGTATGTGAAGATGCGTTTGTATCACTAAAAGTTAAAAATTCAGGAGATCCAGCTGTTTCAAGTGCAGATATTCCACTGAACCCACGAATACAACCAGTAAATGAAGTTGCAGTTTTTCCAGTATATGTGATAATTTCATTATCAATTTTTAAAAGGCCATATTTGTCGGGAAAACCCGTAGTTTGATTTACATTAATAGTGTCATCAAATGCGTATGTCACTGATGATAAAAGAACAGGTGATTCTGGACTTGTGCTATTTAGTACAGGTATTGTTTGCTTTTCAACTAAAGAAATGTCAGATACAGTTGAAATTTTCTTTAATGATGAAATATGATCACTTAAATATGTCGTTCCATACTCACGTTCTTCAGATTCATAGTACTGAGTTAAAAATTCTATGAAAAGTGGGTTATCTGCTTGTATGAAATCTGGTATTTGACTACCTAGAATATTCGATATTTTAACTTTTTTATCTAACATCTGTTATCTTGTATATTTTTTGTTGCTAATAAAACTAGATGGTGGTATATAGTTTGTTCCAGAGATATTGGAACCAGAAACAAGAACATCCTCTAATAAATTGAGTTTACTATTTCCCCTAGTATCTAGCACGATATAAATGTTCTCTTTTGCTACAATATCATTAGATTCTGGAGTTACTTCAATTTCAACTTTTTCAGATATAGTGGTAGATGTTATATTAATTGGAAATAGGTTAATTTCTCCTTTTGTATAGTCCACAATTCCTGCATTATTATTAATATAGGCAATTGTGTTGCCATCAATGGTAAAAAATTTAATAATTCCTGTGAGTTGATCATTATTTGGAAAATCAGTCAAATATATGTCCCCATCAACTCCTTCAATTTTAAATGCAGAGGAACGAATGTTAAATCCTTCTAAATCAGCGTGAAATTTATTCCCATAACATATTTCATAAGTTGCTAATTGATTATATGAAGGTTTTAAATCTCTTCTCATTATCAATTTAGTAATATTTGAAGTTATTCCACTATCAACCCGATCAATTTGTGCAAGTAGTTTACTATATTTTAATCTTCCACCAAAAGAGTTAATGTCTGATGATTTTGCATAAGTTTCAATTGAAGATAAAATTCGAGATTGCAAATCCAATTTGTCAGAAATTAATCCAGAGTCATATGCCACAGTAGAATCAAATTCTACATACAAATACATTAAATCAAGGAATTCTTGTTTAATACCAGCTACTGTATATTTCTTCAAATCATTTTTAATTGAATCTTTTACTACAGCAGATAAAACTTCACCGTTTTTTGGTTTGACTGTGATGTAAACTTTCCCAAATTCAGGTGGATCAAGTTCTTCACCACCATAAGCACTTACAGAATCAATATTTGGATATAAAAAAGGTATTAAACCCTTATAATCATTGGGTGTAACTGCTCTGTACTGTGATGCATAGACCCTTGGAGCAAGGTATTTTATGTTATCCACAGATTCTATCGAATCTCCGTTTTCAGACCTTTGTGTGGTCGTTATACGTGATATACCAGATGTAATATCTCTGTCTATTCCACCTAAATTATAGCTTAATCTTCCAGAAAAGTTGAAATTAGCAGCATTATTACCATCTACTCCGTTTGTAACGATATAACTAACTCTTATCTTAGCACCATTTTTTGGTTTTCTTCCTAAAATGTTGTCACCAAACATAATTTGGTATCTCTCATCTTCAATTTCTTGAAAAAGAAACAATCTTGAATTGCCATCTACGTCAAAGATGTTTGTATATGCGTTATATACTTCAGTTGATCCATTTTCTTCAACTTCAACACGAATTGAAGAGGTATCAATGTTCGAATTTGGTAAAATATACCTTTTATTAGTCTGTGAATCGTCTACTTCGAAGGTTTTTGTCAAATAATTACCTTCATAAATTGAAATATTGCTAAAATTTGCGATTCCCTGACTATTTGGTGTTATGGTAACGTCATCTGGTATCGAAAATGTATAATTTCCACCTTGAATTGCTCCTAGAGCAACCAAACCTCTATTTAATTTTATAGTATTTGCTCCATTTGGTGCATTTACAGTAAAATTAACGATTGCTGTAGCTGATTTTTTAGATCTTGGTACATATCCAATGTTTCTTGCCAAAGATACGACATTTTCACGTAGAGTTGCACTATCAATGAATGATTCATTGACAGCCATATTCGTATTATAAGAGGTTATATAAGAATTATATGCTAAAGTATCAATTAAAATAGAAAAATTAGATCCTTCAAAGTCAAAATCGGAAAAATTTGAGTTTGCCCTCAAGTAATCTTTGATTTGAGCTCTTAAAGTATTAAAATCTAGGTTAGTAAACTGTGAAAATGACATTATATCCTAGTCGGTT